AGAATCAAGAAGCCAAAGACATGTGTATCGAGGTCATCGCAGACGCTCGCCTGTTGTCAGCTCAGATTGAGTTGCAACGAAAGGATTGATTATCATTGCTGACACTTAACTTTTTGGGTGCAGCGATGATCGAATGCAAGAAGTGTCTGCGGATGTTTCAGAACCAAAAGGCCCTAGAGAAGCACACTGTAGGCCCAGCATCATCCAGGCGATGCAAAACGCTGTCAGAGCTAGAGCAGACACACAAGAGGGTTGGTAACGAATGGTTGTTGAAGAAAAACTGATCCGCTGGATCAAAACCATCAAAACGCCACACACAACGCAAACCATTGCCGACAGGTTCATGGTGACTAAGCGACACACCATCAACGTGCTGGACAATCTAGAAACCCGTGGGATTGTGGCTAGACTGAAGAAGGGAAACCGTGTACACTGGAAATGTCTCCTGTGAAGTTTTGCCCCTCTTTAGGGGCATTTTTTTATGATTCCCAAGCTCCTGCACATTGTCTGGGTTGGAGACGAATCAAAAACCCCTCACGCAGCGATCAACACTTGGAAGCTTCTGAACCCTGACTACAAGGTCACGGTTTGGAACAACAAGTCACTCCAACGTGGGTGGAGGCTTGCACAGCGGATGCGACACTACTGGGGCAACTTCCCTGGTGTAGCAGACTGCATGCGCTGGGAGATCCTGTACGAGCTTGGCGGCATTGCGTTAGACGCTGATTCCGAGTGTGTGCGATCTTTGGAAGACTGGTTGCTGGAACCAGACCTATTCGCCTGCTGGGAGTCCGAAATCTCCAGACCTGGATTGATCGCCAACGGTGTCGTTGGGGCGGTTCCAGACCACCCACTTATAGGTCAGATCATCCAAGACATGCTCGACCAAGACCCTGGGAACCTACCGCCGTGGCAATACTCCGGGCCTGTCAGACTTACCCAGACCGTCCATAACCACCAGTTCAGAGACATCACCATTTACCCCAGTCATTACTTTCTGCCGAAGCACTTTGCTGGCGAGATGTACAAGGGTTCTGGACAGGTTTTCGCTACTCAGGAGTGGAACAGCACCAGGAGGGTCTGGTGATGCTGTTTATCGTCAACAGCGCAATATGCAACGATGATCGTCGTCTACAGGAAACATTGGAGACGCTAGAATCGATTTGGACGCGCTACCCTACTGCGGAGATCTGGATCGCAGAATCGTCGCCTGTAGCCCTTTCTAGCGCGTTTGTGGGGTGTTTGCCAGCTAGGGCTAGATTATTCCCGTTCTGGGATGACGAGCATGTCAAGTTTGTTGCCAGCAAACCGTGGAATCTTGGGTTCCGAAAGTCAGCGACAGAGGCGTATACCACTAGGGAGCTTTTACGTCAGCCGATCTATGCTGATCGCGTGTTTAAACTGTCTGGGCGATATGTGCTGACGGACGACTTCGACCCTGAGAGTCACAAACTTGCGACCTTCCGCGAGAGATTGCCGACCGGGTTTAGCCAGGAGGAGTGCGGGACAGACGGAATGCTGATGACCCGGCTCTATTCATTCTCAAGAGAGCTGGTGCCTGAAATCAGGCGTGTGCTGGGAGAAATACAGCAATTCCATTGGCGGCAATGGGAGTCTGGTCGGGTATTCGATTTAGAGCATGGATTCTGGAAATTCCTACCACGTGACATTTTGTACGAAGTGGGTAAAATAGGGGTACGTGGCCGGATTGGTCATCTCGAACATTATGTGGAGGATTAAATGCCTATCACCAGCAAAGCCCAGCAAAGGCTCATGTACGCAGCCGCTGGCAGCAAGAAGATGGCTAAGAAAGTCGGTGTGCCAATGTCTGTGGCCAAAGAGATGATCGAGAAAACTCCCAAGAAGGCATACGCCAAGATGCCTGGGCGCAAAAAATGAAAGCGATCTGGGATAAGCCCCGTCCTAAAAAGCTGGGCAAACCTGACCCGTTGTCGGCCAAGGAAAAGAAGTCGGCAAAGGCGATGGCTAAGGCTGCTGGCAGACCCTATCCAAATTTAATTGATAACCTCCGCGCAGCAAGGAAAAAATGATGGGTACTACCAACCAGCCGAATTACAAAAAGAAACCAAAGCCTGCCAAGAACAACGCTCCAGCCTATCCGAGTAAAAAGAAATGAACTGCCCAATTGTTACGCAGGATCAGAAGGCAAACGATAAAAACCGCGAAAAGGCGGTATCTGCTGCCAATTACCGGGAAGCCGACGAGGAGGAATACTCCTGCGGCAAATGTGGAGCTTTCATCCAGACACCGGAGATGATGGAGTGCATGGGCACGGATGACGATGATTATGGGTATTGCACGCAGAACGACTTTGTGTGTAGCGAGGATATGACCTGTGATCGTTGGCTGTCTGGTGGCCCTGTCAAGGGAATGAACCCCAAGCAGAAGATCCTGCTGAAAATTGCCAAGCTGCTGGAAGAAGAATGAGTGCGGCGTGGACTCGCAAGGCTGGCAAGAACCCCAAAGGCGGGTTGAATGAGGCTGGACGCAAGTCTTACGAGCGAGAGAACCCTGGGAGCAATCTAAAGGCTCCTGTCAAGTCTGGCGATAATCCGAGGCGAGCATCGTTTCTGGCAAGAATGGGGAACATGCCTGGGCCGGAGTACAAGAACGGTGAGCCTACCCGGTTGTTGCTGTCGCTGAGAGCGTGGGGCGCGTCATCCAAAGCGGACGCCAAGGCTAAGGCAAAGGCTATCAGCCAACGAAATAAAAAGTGAACCTAACGATATTCCACAAGCCATTTTGGCATGCAATAGCTGATGACTGTCTACAAGAGGCAGACGAAATAGCCGCAGAGTTCCCACATCAAGACGACCCGTGCTGGTTCCGATACGACAACCCGTTAGAGACCAAGCAAACCTGCAACAACTGGCAGAGATTCGGGCCAGCCACCTACAGAGCGTTGACAACCTTAGCGGGGCTTGCAGGCGAGTTTGGCTCATTAATAGGTGAGCACATCATTGCTGACTACGGTTTGCACGGTGGTGGACTCCATCAGCACGGCAAAGGTGGAAAGCTCAATGTGCATCTGGATTACAACATCCATCCAAAGCTGAACCTTCAGCGCAGGCTAAACGTCATCGTTTACCTGACGCCGGACTGGGATGAAGACTGGGGTGGGCATCTAGGACTGTACGACGGCAGGAAAAAGTTGGTAAAAGAGATCACTCCAGTATTTAACCGAGCGGTCATTTTCGATACTCGTGGTTCATGGCATGGACTACCGGAGCCGATAGATTGTCCTGATAACGTCACCAGAAACAGTCTAGCTATGTACTATCTATGCCAGCCAGGAATAACAGATAACCGTCAGCGAGCGTTATATGCGCCGACCAAAGAACAGGAAAACGACCCGTATATTAGCGAATTGATAGCAAAGCGTAGTAAACTCGCATGACTTTAGTAGGAGTGCGTATGCAGGTAGAGCAGATCAGCATCGAAAATCTGATCCCTTATGTTAACAACGCCAGGACTCATTCGGACGCGCAGGTTGCACAGATTGCAGCGTCAATCAAAGAGTTCGGGTTTAACAATCCTGTCTTGATAGCCGACGACAACAGTATTATTGCTGGCCACGGCAGGGTGATGGCTGCTCGCAAGCTAGGCAAAGATACGGTTCCTGCTGTAAGGTTGTCGCATCTTACGGAGATGCAGCGCAAGGCTTACATCCTGGCTGACAATAAGTTGGCGCTGAACGCTGATTGGGACAACAGTCTGCTGGCGATTGAGCTTGCCGACTTGAAAGACCTAGGGTTTGACACAGACCTAACCGGATTCTCAGCCGATGAGATTGCTGCGCTGATGCCGGTAGAGTTGACGGAAGGGCTGACGGACGAGGACGAGGTTCCAGAGGCTCCGGTTGATCCCGTCACAAAGTTGGGTGACGTATGGCTGCTTGGCAAGCATCGGTTGATGTGTGGAGACTCTACTAGTATTGAGGCGCTCGAGGAATTATGCCAAGGTCAGTCTGTTGATATGTGGCTGACTGATCCTCCATACAACGTTGCCTATGAGGGTAAAACAAAAGATGCCCTAAAGATTCAGAACGACTCAATGAGCGACGACCAGTTTCGACAGTTTCTGCGGGATAGTTATGTCGCTGCGGATGCGGTTATGAAGGCTGGGGCGGTGTTTTACATTTGGCATGCTGACTCGGAAGGGTATAACTTTAGGGGCGCGGCTCAAGATGCTGGATGGAAGGTGCGCCAGTGTTTGATTTGGAAGAAGCAAACGATGGTGATGGGGCGTCAGGATTACCATTGGAAGCACGAGCCATGTCTGTACGGTTGGAAGGATGGTGCTGGACACCTGTGGGCAGCAGATCGAAAGCAAACAACAATCCTAGAATTTGATAGACCGTCTCGAAACGCAGAACACCCGACGATGAAGCCGGTGGCGTTGTTTGAGTACCAACTGCTGAACAACACGAAGGGCGGCGATATCGTGCTTGACTCGTTCGGCGGCTCTGGCACAACCATGATAGCTGCCGAGAAGAACGGGCGCGTGTCACGATTGATGGAACTTGACCCAAAGTACTGCGACGTAATCATTAAACGCTGGCAAGACTTTACCGGCAAGACCGCGACGCTAGAGGAAACTGGTCAGTCATTTAATGAACTTTCGGATATAAAAAATGCAAGGCAAGCGGCATAAACCGTCAGATGAGGATCGTCGGCTAGTCAAGACGCTATCCGCTGTCGGGGTGCGCTATGTTGACATTGCAGACAAGCTAGAGATTGACCACGACACGCTTACAAAGCACTACAAAAAGGAGTTAACTGAAGGTCGGATGGAGGCCAACGCTGCTGTTGCACAGACGCTTTTCCAGCAGGCAAAGGCTGGAAACACGGCGGCAATGATATTTTGGCTGAAAACCCGTGCTCAGTGGCGTGAGCATCATGTGTTGGAACACGCTAATTCTGAAGGTGAACCGTTGAAAATGTCGGTGACATGGGCGTCAGAGAAATCGTAATTCCTTACGCTCCACGAGAGTCGCAAATCGAGATCCACAGTGCTCTCGAAAACCACCGTTTTGCCGTTGTAGTTGCCCACAGGCGTTTAGGCAAGACTGTTTCAGCAATCAATCAGCTCATCAAGTCTGCGGTGCTCTGCCAGAAGGAGCGCCCGAGATACGCTTATATCGCCCCGACATACTCGCAAGCCAAACGAGTAGCTTGGGACTATTTGACTCACTTTGCTCAGCCTCTTGGTGGCACGGCCAATATCTCAGAGTTGCGGGTGGACTTCTGGGATCGGCGCATCGGGCTATACGGGTCAGACAATCCTGACAGCCTTCGCGGGAGTTATTTCGACGGGGTGGTGCTGGATGAGGTTGGCGACCAAAACCCGAAGATCTGGAACGAGGTTATCCGCCCTGCCCTAGCTGACAGACAAGGATGGGCACTCTTTATTGGGACGCCAAAGGGTCAGAACCACTTTTACGACCTGCGAAACAGGGCGATCACAGAGCCAGGATGGAAGCTGCTGGAGTTCAAGGCCAGCAAGACAGGGATTCTCCCGCAGGCTGAGTTGGATGATGCTCTGCACGAGATGGGTCGGGATAAGTACGACCAAGAGTTTGAGTGCTCTTTCCACGCTGCTATCGAGGGTGCGTATTACGGCCACCAACTCAATCAGATGGAAGGCGAGGGTCGATTCTGCGAGATCAAGCGGGATGACCTTTGCAAGACCATAGCAGCCTGGGACTTGGGAATCGGGGATTCAACGGCTATTTGGGTGGCGCAGGTACATGGCCAGGAGATTCGCCTGCTGGATTACATCGAGAACCACGGCGTTGGTCTTGATTGGTATGTCCGAACGCTCAGAGAACGGGATTGGTTGAAAGCCGAGCATATTGTCCCGCACGACATCCAGGTCAGGGAATTAGGCACTGGGAAGTCTCGGCTGGAGGTTTTGCAATCGGCAGGATTGGATTGCAGGATTGCGCCAAGAATGTCTGTAGACGATGGGATACAGGCAGTCAGGAGAATGCTTCCAAGGTGCTGGTTTAACGTACCACAGGTTAGCGAGGGGTTGAATTGTTTGCGAAATTATCGTAGAGACTTCGACGAAAAGCGGAAAGTGTTCTATGATAGGCCAATGCACGACTGGTCTAGTCATGGATCGGACGCTTTTCGGTATCTCGCAATCGGGCTCAATGATACGCAATCGACCTGGGGTAAATCCATTCAGGTCAATACGAGGTGGGTTGTATGATGATTCCGCAGGGTCATATTGTTATGCGCCAGCAGTACGAAAAAGATATGGCTGAGCTACGCAAACAAATCGAGGAGTTGCGGCAAATGCTGGAGCAACCCGAAAAACGGCCATACATCAAGAGGGCTGAGAAATGGATGAAGGACGCCTTGCCGCAATCGTAAGCGCGGAGATCGACGACGCTATTGGGATGCTGGACAGCGAAACAACTGGCCAGCGTGCTGAAGCGCTTAATTACTACCTACGAAACCCGTACGGCAATGAGATCGACGGGCGCAGCCAGATTGTCACTGGCGAGGTTGCCGAATCTGTAGACGGTGCATTGCCTCAGTTGATTCGCGTATTCACCGCGAGCGATGATATTGCCCGTTACGAGCCTGTTGGCCCTGGGGATGAGGAAGGCGCTAAGCAAGCGACCGATTATGGAAACTGGGTGTTTTACAAAGACAACCCAGGGTTTGCGCTGCTGCACCAATGGTTTTGGGATGCGCTGGTTGCCAAGACCGGCACGCTGAAGTGCTATTGGGAAGAACAGATCGATGTCACTGAGGAGACGTATCAGAACCTCACTGACAATGAGATTGCATTGTTGATGCTGGATGGCACCCGAGAGATTGTCGGCCAGTCTGTAGAGACTGAGGAAATCATGGGGCCAGATGGGCAACCAATGCTAGACCCAATGGGTCAGCCTATGGTGTCCAATAAAACAACCATTACCGTCCGAAAGAAGGACAAGTCTGGTCGAGTGGCGATTGAGTCTGTGCCGCCAGAGGAATTCATCGTTAGCAAGAAAGGTGTTTTCGGCCAGCAGAAGATGCCGTTCTGCGCTCACCGTCGCCTTGTGCCACGGTCGGACTTGGTAGCGATGGGGTTTGACCGGGACGAGGTATCAAGCCTGCCTGCGTATAACTCGCTGGATTTTACCGAGGAGCGTATTGCTCGGTATTCGCCTGGGGAAGAACCTTTCGAGCAGGAAAGTCTCGACGAGTCCATGCAAGAAGTCGAGGTATTCGAATGCTATATCTACGTTGACAGCGACGGTGACGGCTTAGCAGAGCTGCGGCAGATCTTTTTCAGCAATCAGATGATTCTGACTCGTGCTGACGGGTCTAAAGCCAATGTGCCTGTGGATTATGTACCGTTCCATGTGATCTGCCCATTCCCGATCCCGCACAAGTTCTTCGGTCAGTCGATGGCTGATCGGACGATGGATCTCCAGCTCATCAAGTCAACGCTGGTGCGTCAGTCGCTGGATAACCTGTATCTGTCGAACAATGCTCGGATGGGCGCTATCGAGGGGCAAGTTAACCTCGACGACCTGCTGAACGTCACTCCGGGCGGTGTTGTACGGATGAAGTCTGCCGGTGCTGTGCAGCCGATGGTGGTGCCTAATATCGCTGACAGCGCATTCCCGATGCTGGGGTATTTCGATAACGTCCAGGCCAAGCGTACAGGCGTCTCAGACGCTCAACAGGGGCTAGACCCTAACGTATTGCAAAACGTCACTGCGGCTGCTGTAGCGGCTACTATGGGCGCTGCACAGGGCAAGCTGGAGTTGATTGCGCGACTGTTCGCTGAGACGGGTGTCAAGAGCCTGTTCAAGGGCATCTTGCATCTTCTCTGTAAGTACCAAGACAAGCCCCGTCTTATCAGGATGCGCGGCAAGTTCGTCGAAATGGATCCGCGAGAGTGGTCGAATCAGTACGATCTCAGTATTTCCGTAGGATTGGGTACAGGAAGCAAAAACGAGCAGATGGCTATGCTCCAGATGGTCATGGCCAAGCAAGAGGCGATTCTGCAAGCCTACGGGCCTAACAACCCATTGGTATCTGTTGGCCAGTATCGCGCTGTTCTCGGTAGATTTATCGAGGCCGCAGGGTTCAAGGATTCGACTGAGTTCTTCAAGGAAATCACCCCTGAGATTGACCAGCAGCTTAGCCAGCCTCCACCGCAACAGGGTAATCCTGCGTTGGATGCAATGATGGCGCAAGCTCAAGCTCAGATTCAGATCGAGCAGCAAAAGGCTATGGCTGCGATTGAAACTCAACGTCTAAAAGCTCAAGCCGACATTCAGCTTGCAAGAGAAAAGGCCGCTGCTGAACTTCAGTTGAAGCAACAAGAGTTTCAAGTTGAGGCTCAGTTGAAAGCCGCGAAGGTTGGTGCGGGGATATCGTCTAACGTGGAGATCCCTGGATGACGCCGGAGCGTGCTGCAAATCTACTCAGAGATGAGGAATTCAACGCAGAACTTGATAAGCTAGAGCAATATCATGTGGATGTTATAAAGTCCTCGCAAATAGATGATATTGACAAAAGAGAAAATGCTTATAAAATGATTATTGCATTGCAATCAATCCGCAGTCATTTCGAGAGTATTGCGAAGACTACGGACATTGCCCAAAAACGCTGGAAAATCTTTTGAGGGTGTATGGACACTAATCCGAATGGAAGTGGGCCGCTAGATGTAAACAGTGCAGCCAGTGCGATTCTAGGCATGATGGGGCCAGAGGAAGGGGAACCGACTCCCGAGGCTCCAGAGCAGGAACCGCAGGTTGAGCAAGAGACTGAGCCAGTCGAGGAAACGCCGCGCTACCGGGTGAAAGCCGCAGGTGAGGAACGCGAAGTAACCCTAGACGATCTCATTAAGTCGTATCAGCTCGGCACAGATTACACACAGAAAACCCAGGCGCTTGCAGAACAACGGAAGGCTGTAGAGGCCGAGAGAGCCGCTGTCGAGCAAGCAAAACAACTGCGTGACCAGTATGCCCAACGGCTTGAGCTTATTCAGAAAGTTATAGCCGAGCAGAACAAACCGCAGAACATTGAAGCTCTGAAAGAAACTGACCCCATCGGTTATGCAGTCGCAATGGCTGAGCAGGTTCAGCGCAAAGAGCAGTTGGCAGCAATTCAAGCGGAACAGCAACGCATTGCACAGATGCAACAAGCGGAGCATTCGCAGCGATTGCAGGCTCATCTGGCTCAGGAAGCGCAGAAGATTGCACAGCACATTCCCGAGTTTGCAGACCCGCAAAAGGCCGACAGTGTAAGAGGCGATATTCGCAATTACGCCAAGGCATTGGGATTCAGCGATCAAGAGCTTGCAGGCATTTACGACAGCCGCGCAGTTCTGGCATTGTGGAAGGCAGCTCAATACGACAAGCTGGTTAACGGCAAGGCAGAGGTGACTAAAAAGGTTACTGCTGCGCCTACTGTTATGAAGCCCGGATCGAGCAAGACCGCCAATCCAGAATCGGATGCGTATAAAGCTGATCGAAACAAACTGCGGAAGACCGGCAAAGCCCGAGACGCCGCGAATCTTTTTGAACGATTTCTTTAGGAATTTATCATGCCTACCTTTACCGCACATACGGCCATTGGCCAGCGCGAAGACCTCACGGATTAAATACAGTCCCCTCGATGTTTAGTGTTTGCTAGGCATCGTTGAATAATCGGGTGAATTGCTGGAAACCCCTTAGAGCCTTGAGTACCAAAGCGTAACAATCTCAAGGATTGGGCAATCAGCAGCCAAGTCGTGTATGTAAGCCAAAAGGCCCAGGGACACGGAAGGTTCAACGACTAGGCAGTGACGAAAGAATAATCTGCCCACGAGCGCCCGACGCGAAAGCGATGAGATAGTCTGGACTATCGTGAAAGCGATAGAAGCAAGGATAAAGAGCCTTGCGATAACAAATCGGTTATTTACGACATCAGCCCTACCGAAACCCCTATTATGTCCACGCTTGCGCGGACTAAAGCCACTGCTGTTTTCCACGAATGGCAATCAGATAGTCTCGCCAGTGCTACGGCAGCGAATGCAGCCGTTGAGGGAGACGACGCTACGAGTGCGACGATTAGCCCGACTACTCGTCTTGGTAATTATTGTCAAATTGCGCAAAAGACAATTCAGGTCTCAGGAACGCTAGAGGCCGTGAACAAGGCTGGCCGTAAGTCTGAAAAGGCTTATCAGCTTTCAAAGGCTTCCAGCGAGCTTAAGCGCGATATGGAAACCATTATCACTGCCAACCAAGGCCGTGATGCTGGGTCTTCCTCGACTGCTCGTAAACTTGGCGCGATCCTGTCGTGGCTGAAAACCAATACGTCGAAAGGTACTTCTGGTACTGACCCGACGACTATCGGTGTTTCGACCCGTTCGGACGGCGCTACCCGCACGTTTACCGAGACTCTGCTGAAAGACGTTATCAAGCTGGTGTACGACGCTGGTGGTAATCCCACGATGCTGGTCGTCAACTCCGGTCTGAAGCAGAAAGCGAGTGCGTTTGCTGGTATCGCTGCTCAGCGTTACATGGCCCCTGGCGATCAGCCCACCACGATTATCGGTGCCGCTGATGTTTACATGGGCGACTTTGGTACGCTTAGCATCGTCCCGGATCGCTTCATGCGTACCCGTGACGCCCTGCTGCTTGATCCTGAGTACATGGCGCTTGCGTATCTGCGTCCTTTCCAGACTAACGATCTGGCCAAAACGGGCGACAGCGAGAAAACTCAGCTTCTGGTTGAGTTCACTCTTGAAACCCGCAATGAGGCTGCCTCGGGCATCGTTGCTGACCTAAATCCCGCGCTGTAATGGGTGAAGGGGAGGGGGAAACCTCTCCCCTGCTTACATGAAAACACTGTTCTCTGTAGATCAAGGCCGATACACAGTTGCACATGCGACTGATGACGGTATCGTGCTGGAAACCAAGCAGGATGTATCTGCAATCCTGGAAGCCAACAAGCGCGAATACAACGCTTCTAATGGCAAGTTTGAGCCTGTCGTCACCAAGGTTGCCAGCCTTCCGCTTACAGTCATCGACGATCTAAACCGCAAGGGCATCATGCAAGGGTTTAGCGTCAAGGATGACAAAGCATTCCGAGCGTTTCTAAACCATCCTGATAACCGATTTTTCAGGACTCACCCAGGGAAAATATGAAAATAGCCATCTGTGTTCCGTGTCGTGATGAGGTCATGTCGTCGTTCTGTTTTGACCTGTGCAGACTGGTGGAATACGAGGCTAAACGGGGTGTGATTGATCTTCAGTTGATGCAGATGCCTGGGACGCTGATATTTACTCAGCGAGAGAAGCTGGCGTCTGAGGCGATGCAGATGGGATGTGAGGCTGTCTTGTGGATTGACAGCGATATGAGGTTCCCGGCAAACACGCTAGAAGTTCTGTTAGCGAGGGATGTACCGGTAATTGGGGTAAATGCTACCACTCGCAGAGAGCCTATATTGCCGACTGCGTTGAATCTTGAGATTACTAGAGAAATGCTTGACGGTAAACCCGAGCCAAAACAAGTTTGGCACAAGGTTGAGTCAAGAGGGAAAACGGGCATAGAACAAGTGACAGCGGTGGGATTTGGTGTTACACTTGTTCGCAGAGCGGTTTTCGATACATTGCCTCGTCCGTGGCACGACATCATCTGGACGGATTTCGGTAATGTGATCGGGGAAGACGTCACGTTTTGCGTGCGGTGCATGGAAAACGACATTCCCGTGTTTGTTGACCACGATCTGTCCATGATGATCGGACACACTGGGGCGCGGACATTTGGATGGGATGACGTAAAATATGGCACTCAGCACATACAGCGACCTAAAGACAAGCGTCGCAAACTATCTCGCAAGAAGTGACCTGACCAGTCAGATTCCTGACTTCATATCGCTTGCTGAGATCCGCCTGCGGAGAGATCTCCGTATCCGTCAGATGTTGACCTCCACCAATCTCACGACGGTTGGTGGTACTGCTACGGTTAATCTGCCGACGGACTTCCTAGAGCTTAAAAATCTGTATGTAGATGGTAATCCGACGTATTCCATGACGTACATGACTCCATCGACGCTTGAGCGGGATGGCTATACCTACGAATCAGGCCGTCCGCTGTATTACACGGTCCTTGCAAGCACGATCAAGTTCGGCCCTACGCCGGACACAGCCTACACGGTTCCGCTGCTGTATTACGCTGCTCCTGCGTTTTTGAGCGACTCCAACACAAGCAACGCTTTCATGGCTAACTGCCCGGATTTGTTGCTGTACGCCAGTCTTGCCGAGGCTGAGCCGTATCTCATGAACGACGCTCGGATTGCTCTGTGGTCACAGTTGTACGACCGTGGGGTAAAGAATCTTTCTGAGTCGGACGACAGGGCGGAATACTCTGCGTCTCCGTTGGTCATGTCGGTGTTGTCACGATGAAAGTATTGTTCGATCAGTGGACGCCGGATCGGTCTGGGTTGGAATCCAACCTGATCGAGGCTAAAAACGTCATACCTACTGCTGTCGGGTATATACCGTTGCCGCAGGCTGCTGACCTGTCTACGGATGCTGGCGAGCAACTGCTGAATGCAATCCCTGTTAAGTGGGCTGGGCAGCAGTATCTATTTGCAGCGGGTATCAACAATCTGTACAAGTTCGACGTTAACGATGCCGGTTTGGACAATGTGTCTAAGTCCGGGGGTTACACGCTGTCGGATTACTGGGACTACGCAATCTTTGGTGGCGTTCTCATCATGGCTAACGGCCAGGAGAAGCTACAAGCGTTCACGCTGGGGTCGTCTACGTTGTTTGCTGACCTTGCTGCGGCGGCACCTGCTGCGCGGTATGTCACGATTGTTCGCGACTTTGTGGTGGCTGCTGGGACGACTGCTGACCCGTCTAAAGTGTTTTGGTCTGATATCAACGACGAGACTAATTGGACGCCTGGGACGGGATCACAAAGTGATACGCAGATCATTCCTGATGGCGGGGATATCAAAGGTATTACCGGCGGCGAGTTTGGGATTGTATTGTTAGAGCGGTCTATCTATCGGATGACGTATGTCGGTGCGCCGTTGTATTTCCAGTTTGACAACATTACTCGTCAGCTTGGGTGTCTCAGCTCTGGTAGCGTTGTGCAGTCTGGTGGATTCACATATTTCCTGTCGGATGACGGGTTTTATGTTTGCGATGGCCAGACAGTTAAGCCTATAGGCAATGAGCGTGTGGATCGCTGGTTTGATGACAACATCAACCCGTCCTTGTTGCAAAACATATCGTCGGCCATTGACCCGATCAACAAGCTGGTGATATGGGGATTCACGAATACGTTTGCAAACACTTACTTACTTATCTACAACTGGGCGGTGGATAAATGGAGTTATGCAGAGGTTGACTCGGATTATGTTTCTTCCCTTGCAACGCAGCCTACAACGGTTGAGAACCTAGACAACTACTCGACTTCAATCGATACGTTGCCAGCGTCGCTTGACTCTCGCCTTTGGGCTGGTGGTCTGTTGGTTCTTGGTGGCGTTCGTGATCAGCGTGTTGTTACGTTCTCAGGGTTGAATTCGACTGCGGTGTTGACGACTGGCGATATTGATGCTGGGGCTAATTCAATGATTCGCCTTGCTAGGCCTCTGATTGACAATGGGTCTGCGAATGTATCTGTTGCTAGTAGGCAAAGGCTGGATGGCGAAATCACCTTTTCTACGCCGGTGTCTGCATCAAGTGAAAACCGGGTATCTCTGCGGTCTAATGGGCGATTCCATCGTGTATCGGTGACTCCGACTGGAGCATGGGCTAAGGCGATGGGCGTTGAGTTTGAAATAACGCCGACTGGGGGCCGCTAATGTTTCGCAGGCTATCCCAACAAGGCGGGACACCCAGGGACGTTGCGGAGATCGTCAACCGCATTCTAGACGGCAAGATTAACTCTGTCGGCAACCTTACGCTTGCAACGGGGAATGTAACCAGCACCACGCTGTACGATGAGCGTATCTCTGAAGAATCGCTGATTCTGTTTGCCCCGGCTAACGCTGCGGCAAGTGGCGATGAAATCCCGTTCGGTGCGTTTCAGGATTCAACAGACCAAGTTGCTGCAAATACAACAACGGCGTATGCGGTGCAATTTGGGACGACAGATTACTCGAATGGGGTGTCTGTTGCTAGTGGTAGTCGGATTACCGTTAAGTCTCCAGGTGTCTACAATTTCCAGTTCAGTATTCAGTTTGTAAATACTAACAGTCAGATAGAGGATGTGGATATTTGGTTTCGCAAGAACGGGACGGATATCGCTAACAGCAACTCTAAGTATTCTGTCCCAAACAAGCATGGGAGTATTGACGGCCATTTGATTGGTGCGCTGAACTTCTACGTTGAGCTGGTTGCCAATGACTATGTAGAAATCATGTGGGCGACTACAAATGTGGCGTTGTCAATTCAACAGTTGCCAGCGCAAACAACTCCTACTCGACCGGCAACCCCGTCAGCGATTGTCACTGTCAACAAGGTAGACGAATCGTCGACCTCGGATGTGTGGGCGTCCAATCAAACGAATGGTCAGTGTACGGTCAATCACTTCTCTAATAACACAGCAGACAAGGTATATCGATATGTCGTCTTGGGTTAAAGCATTGGTGCAACCAGAACAGATTGGGCAGGTTTGGGCGTGGATGCGTCCTAAGCTGGAGGAAGTGGCGCAGTCTAGTCCGGTTGCATGGATGCCAGAAGATGTGTATTGCGAGATAAAAGAGCGTCGTGCATATCTGTGGTTGGCGTTGAAAGAGAACCAGCCTGTTGCGTTTTGCGTGATGCAGCCGAGCAAAGAGGGATTGCATATGTGGGCTGGTTGGGCTGAGTGGAGCCTTGACGGTGCGATGGAGTTGGCGAAAGAGATCGCCACAGAAGCCAAGGTAAAACGATTGACATTTAGCAGCCTGCGCCCTGGGTGGGAGAAGGTTGCTCCTGAGTTTGGATTCAAGCCTATTCAATGGGCGTGTGAGGTGTGATATGAGTGGCCCACAATCATCTGTTGTTAGTTCTGCTCCTGGTACGCAGTCGTATATCAATACAGGGCTTACAGAGGCTCAACGGCTGTTTAATCTTAAGGGCCCTGACGTTTACAGTGGCAATTGGTATGTAAGCCAAGACCCGGCCACAAAGAGCGCACTTGACCTTGCCAAAACACAGGCGCAGTCCACTAGCACTCTTGCAGACGCTGCTGCTCTTACTGCTGGCAAGACATTGCGCGGCGAGTATCTTGGGATGAACCCGTTCTTTGAGGGCGCATTCAAGTCAGCAACTGCTCCTATTACACAGAGCTTCCAAGATGCAATGGCTAACCTATCGTCTCAAGCATCTCGTGCTGGCCGATACGGGTCTGGAGCTATGCAGCAGTTGCAGGCGAGGGCAACCAATCAACTTGCCGAGCAGTTGTCCAACATTGGCGGGACGCTGGCATTCAAGGGGTATGAGTCTGAGCGTGAGCGTCAACAAGCTGCTTTGCAAAACGCTCAGAACCTTGCAAATCTTGAGTATTACGACATCAACAAATTGTTGAGTGTTGGGCAAGCACAAGAAACCTACGAGCGAGAAAAGCTCGCTGGTGAGATGGCTAAGTTCCAGGCTCAGGAAATGCAGCCTTACGCCAACCTGCAAAGCTATCTATCGTCCGTATATAGCGCCCCTGCTGGGCAACAAGTCACAACCACTTACGAGCCTAACAAACTGTTGGAAGGGTTAGGTGGTGCACTTGTCGGAAGTACGCTGCTAACTGACCCTAACAGCCCATTGAAAGCTGCTCTAAGTCAGTTGGGCACTGCTGGAACGGCTTTGTTTGATTTTTTAAAAGGACAGTTTGGCGGCGGCACTAACTCGTATGGCGTAACTCCTGCCCAGGCTGCGGCGAATTTGGCGACTGTTGAGCGGTCGATGGGAGGCTAATCATGGCTGTTGATGCTGGGAAAATTCAAGAACTGCTTCAACAAGCGGCTCCAAAAACATTAGATGAAACAAGAGTAACGCCTGCTTATAGTCCAACTCCGGTTGGGACAAAAACCGGGTATCAATTTGTCGGTTATCAAGCTGACGAGCCTGTTTATAATGAAATACAAGTCCCAAATTACCCTCAAATTGGATGGTACAGCCCATCTTTAGGAAGAAACCTAACAGAAAATGAAGCTAGGTTTGTTCGTCCTGTTGAGGGGCAAGTTCCTGATTCAGGCGGGGAAGGTTCTGGCTACAGGGTTGAAGAAGTTGGCAAGTTTTTCGTTGGGGAAAAATTAGCCAAAGTTTTAACAGAACTAGGCGCTAATCCTGAGTACATAAAAGCTCAAGACCCAGGATATGGACCGGGTATTTTATTTAATCCGCTTGATGCTTTCCCGACAACCGCTGGCCCTGCTACAAATTTTGCTTTAACGGTTCGCCCAGGCGGTACAGAAGTTAGCGCATACCCTTCTGGTACATTGCTCGGAAGTTATTCCGCAGACAAAGTTCTTGACGCTTTAGCAAAGGCTGCTAACACAGCGTTGTTGACAAGTGTCGGTGGGATGGCGCTTGGCCCTGCTGGCGCTGGGTTGTTGGGGTCTACAGGCGCCGGTGCTGTAGCGGGTGCTGCGTTGCCAGCAATTCAAGGGAAAGATACGCAAGATATTATTCGCGGGGCGCTTGGCGGTGCTGTTAGTGGATATTTGCAACCAGCTCCAATTGTTGAGTCTATGCCTACCTCGTTCGGGGTTGGTATGCCGTTTGACGAGGCTATAACCGCTGCACAAGCCGCAGACCTTGCTGGTCTAGCTGGTATTGCTCCAGAGATGGCTGCATCCAATCTTGGCCTTATAGAAGCCTCTATGGGCGACCTGTCGAACGTAATCCCGCCAGACGTAGCAGCATCCAATCTGGGCCTCCTAGAAGCATCTATGGGGATACCGTTGCCTTCTAGTATGCCCGGGGTTCCAGATCTCCGGTTAGATGTCATGCCGCAACCTCAAGTACAGCCTGCGCTTGGCAATCTCGATAAGTCGATGTTGTTTAGCGATACAGGTTATGGTGGGATGGGGCCGACGCAGTGGTGGGAGACGATCACTCCTGGGGATGCTGCAAGTACGCTTGGCCAGATAGAAGGGTCGATGGGTGGTTTTGGTGGGGCTCCGACAGAATTTGTTGGGCCACTCTTGCAGACAGGCAATGCAGATAAGTCTGTGCTGCTGGGGAATGAAGGCTATGGGCCGATGCCTGACCTGACTGTTAATCAAGCCCCGATTACTTCTTCTCCGATTAGTAGTCTTGGCAAAGGCGCAACTGTGCGTGACTTTGTAGAGTTTGTAACCAAAGGCGCTGTGACCGGTGCAGGTATGGGGGCGCTTGGTGCTATCCCGTTGTCGAGTGTCCCGGGGTTGAAAGACTTGTTCGGTGGCGGGGATGCGGCGGCAACAACTACGCAGGGGTCTCCGTTTGGTTCGCTTGCGAGTACAGCTCTAGGTGCGTTGCTTGCGAATAGAGGCCAAGCAGCTCCGCAAGCCGGCGTATCTGCTGGCAAGGCTCCTGACATTGTTGGGCCTGTTGCATCTCTGCTGGCTCCGAAATTAGTCCAGCGTCAACCTATTTCGCTGCTGTGAGGCAATCATGGACGGTCTAGCAAGTTTGTTGTTTCCCCAGGCACCCTCTTACGCTGAGGGGCTGCTGGGTGCAGATGAAGCCCAAAGGCTACAGAGTCAGGCGCAACGATCTGGGTTGCTGAACCTGGGTCTAGGTCTGCTGGCTGCTGGGGCACCGTCTGCTGTCAGAACGGGCACGGGTGCTGGTCTGGTACAAGGACTGATGGCTGGTCAGGAAGCGTATCAGCGGACGTATCAGCAGCGTCTCCAGGAAATGGAGATGATGCGGAAGCTCCAAGAGCAGCAGCGGGCTCAGCAGATGCAGCAGGCTGTGCAGCAGTTGGCTCCTGCGGCTGCGGCTGGGGATCAGCAAGCGCAGGCTACGCTTGCCGGGATAATGTCTCCGCAACAGTTTCAGCAGCTTATGAGCGGGATTGAAACCAGCGCCAAGATGCGGGCTCCTGAGCGTATTACGGTGAGCGAAGGGCAACAAGTATTTGAAAGGACGCCACAAGGGTTGGTTCCTATTGCCGGTGGGCCTAAAGAGCAAAAGCCTGCTGGAAGTGTTTTAGAAGCCATGCAAGTTCTTGGTATTAACTTGCCGGTCAACGAATTATCTCCAGATCAACGCAAACAAGTTCAGAATTACATTGACCGTAAAGAGGAGCTTAAGTCTCCGAAAATCGCTGTTGACTTGAAAGATCCTACCGCTATCGCTAAAGCTCAGTCTGGGATTCTTGGTGACTGGAGATCTGTTCTTAAAGACGTTGGTGCTTTGGAAGTGCGTGACAGGTATTCTGCTGCCGTTAATGCTGTGCGACAGGGCAATGCTGGCAATAAAGCTGCCGATGGAGCGTTGATTTACGCTGTTGGCAAGATTTACGACCCGTCTGGGGCTGTTCAAGAAGGCGACAAAAACACGATCCTTGGCAATAGGTCAATTCCTGACAGAATTCGCGCTGTGGCACAAAGTGTGTTTAACGGTGAGACATTGTTGCCAAGTGAGCGGAATCAATTGTTATCTGTTGTTACTGAGCAGATTAAATCTAGGGCGCAATCCATTGAGGCACAGAAAGCGCCCTATGCCGCTTTGTCTAGGCAGCTTGGTGGCGACGGTTCTTTCCTAACGAACCCGTTGGCAGATATCTTGACTAACCTACCGCAAGAGGCTCCTGGGGCGTTAAACATGCAAGATATTCAACGGCAAGCATCTGAAGAACTCCGCAGACGTAGGGGGCAATGATGGTTGATCTAACTAAGCTATCAGATAAAGACCTTGAGGCTGTTGCTGCGGGGCGGCTGAAGGATGTTTCAACAGAAGGCTTGCGAATCATCTCTGGCGAAATGTCGCCTGGCGAACGGGTCATTCAATCAGTAGCTTCTGGGGCCAAACAAGTAGCCGAGGCTGTAACGCCGGAGCGCCCGCAAGAACTTATGAGCCAGATTGGACGGCAACTTGGGTTGACTGGTCGATCCGCTGTTACAGGTGGGCTTAGTTTGCCCACGATGGCTTCTGATGCGCTTGTGTCGCTTGTCAACATGCTTGGCGGCAATCTTCCGATGCCATCTCAAGCACAGCAAGCATTGCTGACTAAAGCAGGAGTGCCTGAGCCTAAGACGCCTCAAGAGCGAGTTGTGCAAGATATTGCTGGCGCTGGATTCGGCGTGCTTGGCGGTGCAGGTATCGGACGAATGTTACCTGGGGCCATGGTCACTCCTCCGACTGCAACGCAAGCGGTTGAGCAATTCGCGCCTTCCGCTGCTGGTGGGCAAGCGGTAAAAGAGTTACTGACTCAATCTCCTCGATTCCAAGCTGCTGCTGGTGGTGCTGCTGCTGGTGCGTCTGCTCTTACGCGAGAAGAAGGCGCTGGGCCTGTTGAACAAGTTCTTGCTGGCCTTGGAGCTGGGATGCTGGCTCCGTCGGCTGGGGCTGCTGCTGCCACCGCTGGAGGCGCAGCGTTGCGAGGTGGACGAGAACTTGTCAGACCGTTTACTGAGGGAGGGCGCGAGGTGATTGTTGGCAACGTGCTACGTCAACTTGCAAGAGATCCTGAAGCAGCAGCACAAAGAATGGAAGCATATCAACCAGGAGTCCCTGGGTATCAGCCTACGACTGCACAGGCGTCTCGTGATATTGGATTGGCTGGAGCTGTCCCTGCCGTTCGCAGTATTGATACGACTGGACGGTTCGCGGCACAGCAAATGCAAGCCAATCAAGCTAGGTCGAAAATCCTAGATCGCATGGCAAAAGATGAGGAGGCGCTTGCAGCGGCGAAGGTTAAGCGCGATGAAGTCACCACTCCGTTGAGGGATCAAGCATTTGCTAACGTAACGGTATCTCCAGAAACTTTCGAGTCTGCTATTGCGCTTAACGTAAACAAGACAATTGATGACATCCTAGCCTCGCCTGTTGGCAAGCGCAAAACTGTCAAACAGGTGTTGGAAGACGCTAGGGCTGAAGTCGCAAACGCTAGAACCCCTGATGAGCTTTATGAGATACGAAAAGACCTGCGTATCGCCGCCCAGGGGCTTCTTGATAAATCCAATAGCGGAGGGCCAACTTCTGGCGCTTTTAAGGCCGCCAAGCCTCAGCTTGAAAGTGTTATTCGGGCTGTCGATGAAACGATTGAGTCGGCGGCTCCGGGGTATCGTGAGTATCTTAGAAAGTATGCGGCTTCCAGTAAGGCCATTGAGAGTATGGAAGAAGCACAGGCATTCCGCACCAAGGTAACTGGTACAGTTCCTGTGATGACTGAGCCAACAGAGGCTAGTCAATTTATGCTGTCGCAGCCTAGTTTTGTCAGAGCGTTGAGGAATCTTGGCGAAGACACAAAGCTGTCAGATACACAGGTTGCTGTGTTGCGGCGTGTTGGCAAAGATCTAGACGAAGGTGCGACAATTCGTCTAACTGCTGAACCTGGGTCGAATACGTTTAAGAACATGTCGATTGCTAACTTTATTGGCGCGTCTATTGGCAAACAAATGTTCGGTGAAGTTCCTGCCGCTATGAGGCAAGGTGCGCTTGCTTTTAACTGGCTATTTTCAGGGCCAGATGACAAGATTAGAGAGATTATTGTTGATGCAATGCTTGATCCAAAGCTCGCTGCCAGGATGATGCGCCGAGCAAACAACGCAGAACTTATTCCGATCTCACAAGAACTTCAGCGTCGAGCAATGAGGCTAGGTTATGGATCGGTATTCGGATTGAACCCGGAGTAAATCATGTCAAAGACCAAGATCAGCGAGTTTTCCACCACTCCCGGTGATAACACCGACATCAACGGCATCAACATTGCCGAGGGGTGTGCGCCCAGTGGGATCAACAACGCCATCCGGCAGATGATGGCTGATCTCAAAGAGTGGCAGTCAGGCTCGATGGATGTGTATGTCGTCCCTGCTGGAACTGCTGCGGCTCCTGGTGTCCAGTTTTACGGTGATCTCGATACCGGCATCTATCGTGCTGGTGCTAATCAGCTTGGGATTGCGATTGGTGGCGTGTCTATAGGTTACTTTGACTCTACTGGCTGGGTTGGTGGGGCTACGATTGATACTACCAATATCGAGGTTACAAACATCAAAGCCAAAGACGGCACGGCTGCGATGTCAATTGCTGACTCAACCGGAGCCGTTACCGTCACGACAGTCTTTACGCTGTCAACGACAGGAAATATCGCGCTTGGAACCTCGCAAACAACTGGCAACTTTACTATCGGTGGGATTTCCCAAACTGGGTTTATCACGATTGATCCGTCAACTAAGGGGCACACTTTTTCTGTCGCGTCTGGGTCAACTGAAAGCGGTGCGACCAAGACTATTAATATTGGCACTAACGGGGTGTCACTGTCTACCACACTGATTACTATTGGTTCTGTGTTTGGTACGACCATCACGCTAAACGGTACTGTTACTGCTGCGACGTTTAACTCAACGACGATTGACACGACGAATATAGAAGTTACCAATATCAAGGCTAAAGACGGAACTGCATCAGCATCTATCGCAGACTCTACTGGGGTGATGACGATTGCATCGTCTATTCTGACAACCACTGATATCAATGGTGGGACGATTGATGGCGCTACTATTGCAACCTCGGACATTACTGTTGGTGCAGGAAAAACGCTGAACGTATCTGCTGGCACGCTGACTCTTGCTGACGATCAGATTAGCGGTGACAAAATACAAGGTGGGACGATTGGATCGACCACGATCACAACGCTGACCTCTACAACGGTCAATGCGTCAACGGTTGACACTACAAATATCGAAGTCACCAACATCAAAGCCAAGGATGGTGTAAGCGCTTTGTCAATCTCGGACACGACTGGTGCTGTGGATGTTGGCTCGGCTTTTACTGCGTCGGGAGTTGTTACCTTCTCGGCTACGACGCAGAATATTGGACTAGGTACGTCTCAGACCAGCGGCACGTTTACTGTTGGCGGGGCATCACAGACTGGTGCGATTACGGTCGATCAATCTACGAAGACCCATACTCTGAATGTTGCCTCTGGAGCCACAGAGAACGCCGCAACCAAGACTGTTAATGTTGCGACAGGCGGTGTATCTGGATCTACTACAACCATCACTATTGGCTCCGAGAATGGAACGTCTACCACGGTAAACGGAGCTACAAGCCTGAATGCGTCTGACGGCTCTCCGTTGTTTGTAGGCAATTCAACTGCTAGTACATCTGGATCGTCTTATCTGACCTTTAAGAACAAGGATGGCCCTGGCGTATATCGGAATGTTGCCCGTGTGTCTGGCAAGACGACAGATAACGGTGGCAACGGGGAAATGTTATTCGAGACGTATGCAAGCGGAATTGCTTACAAAGGGCTAAAGATTGACAACCTTTCTGGTGTGTCCATGTATGACACCAGCGGGAATGTCAAACTGTACTGGGACTCATCCAACATCCGACTTGGCATCAACAAAGCGTCTCCTTCTACAACGCTGGATGTTGACGGCACCATCTCTGGTACTACGGTCGACACGACCAACCTAGAGGTCACCAACATCAAGGCCAAGGATGGTACGGCTGCTATCGTCCTGACGGACTCCACCGGGGCGGTCACAGTCTCTACAGCACTCACTGCTAACGGTGGTGCTGTTTTCAACGAAGCGGCTGGTAATTATGACTTTAGAGTTGAATCTGAAGACAACACCCATATGTTGTTTGTTGATGCAAGCACCTCTACTGTGGGTATAGGTACAAGCACTCCAGCTTGTACGCTGCATATCAATGAAACAGAAACTTCTGGCACAGACATAAACATTACTAGGTTTTCCACTGCTTCTGGAGGGGTTGTAAATCTAGTTTGTTCTGATTTGAGTTCTTCAACTCCGCTGTGGACTCTGGAAACAGGAACAAGTGAAAACTTGGCTTTCAAACAAGGCACATCAGAACTCATGCGCCTGACCAGCACAGGTCTGGGTATTGGGACGAGTTCGCCTACAAACAAACTTACCGTAGACGGCAATGCCAACGTAACAGGCAACACCACCCTTGGCGATGCCTCCACCGACACTGTGACGGTGAATGGGTATATGGGGGTGGGGGGTGCTGCCAGCGGGGCGTATAACATATTAGCAAGAGGTTCTACTACTAGCGGTAGTAATCAATATTCAATTGGTTCAACTGCTGTTT